GACGAATCTCCCAATCCAGGACATGCTTGTCCGGGAACACATGTAGTGCCAGATGTTTTGCTGGCACCACTGGTGTTCACTCGGTTCCGCGGCAATAAGCCGCGGTCCTGAGTAGGATTTAGGAACCGCGATGAGACAGCTTGTAGGCTCGTTAGAGCCGATCGAGCTGTCAGAATCGTGGCTGCTTGCCCAACTGCAATAATTGTGAAAGCCACAATCAGCAATAGGGTACTCGGATTCCAGAACATCTGACCAGTTTGACCAAGCGTATTTGTTGGTCGGACCGGTCGCTTCTGAGATCGCGCCTGGGCCATGTCTGAACCTCCATTGTTGCGGGTCATATGACCCTAACGTGGTGGTAACTAACGAAGACACAGTGTCTAAGTTAGTTAGGAAGAGCGATACTTCGTTAACCCTTTGGGGGTTAACAATCGTACTGACACGATCTTTTAGCAAGTCAGACTTACCAAAACCATGGTAAGGATGAGGAGCATCGAGATCGTGTGGGTGCGAAGCTGTCCAATAGCCTTCGGGCTCTGGTAGGCTAGCATCGGTTTCGATAAAGTCGAGAATCGTCTCCTCAACTTTCTCGGAACTGCAAGAGAACACGGCCTTCTTCGCGGCATACAAAATCTGCCGTAAGAAGAGGATCGCGTCGGTATTGCAATCTTCCCTCAGAGCACCAGTCTCGTGAAAAACCAGTAGGTAGAGTCCCCTAAGAAACTTAGGAATCACTACCCCATTAGAAAACCTCTTCGTCAGAGGTAATCCTGATGGACTGTACTGGCCGCCGGATAAGCACCGATCAAGGTGTTTTCCAACAGCTGGGAGGTCTTCGAGATAAACTCGAATTCCTCTTCGCTCCACGAGACTTCTGAGACGGTTGAGATCTCTCTCAAACTCCGTCCCTAGCGTCGGGAACGCGTACAAAGCATCTGCAAAGATAGCCTTGTACACGTGCTCTAGCTCCCTAACATGGCATTTAGACATAAGGGGGATAACTCCTCCTAAATGTCCCATGCTGTTAGGAAGCACGCTCTACTACACCACTGTGAGTCTACCGAGTGGTACTACTGACTACAAGTCAGTAAGGCTCCCGTCTCACGACGGTGGCCAGCGTGTACAACTCCTACGACTCCCAGCCGTTAAGGCTGACCAGGAACGCATTGGCGGTGGCGATGCTGAGATCAGCAACGCCATCTCCTAGCGCTACCGATGTGTCGCTGGGCAGATGCTCAGAGACAAAGTAGAACTTTCGTTCATACTCAGCCACCTCCCCGGCCGCGAAAATGGTCTGCACAACTTCGAAGTTGTGCCGATCATAACTCGGCCGACCGTTCTTTGCAGCCGTCTTTGTATGACGGATGCGAGCCCGGTACTGAGAGGTTGCGTCACGGAACAGGTACTCAGACGAGTACCCATCTTGGTTGATCTTCACCAGGGTGACGGTTCCGGCACCGATCGGAAGAACGAGCGTGTTTCCCAACATGGGAGACCCTCCTTGCGACGTTTTCAGCACTTGCGACTCAGCGTCGCAAAGCTGCTAACGCCGCAAGTATCGACAACTTCCTGGCCGTAAGGACAGGAAGGTAAGGCAGAGGAAAAGGGACGATAGGATAGACAGGAAATCTATCCTTCCGGATAAACTCCCACTCGTCTTCACCGGTAACGGTGACCCAAGTGGGCTTATCCAGAGAGGTAACGCTGATTTTCGTGACTGTCGTAGTCGTGATCATCAGACATAACCTCCCCCAGGTACACCCGACTGAGTTGTTCGTAGCCGACATTAAAGTGCCGACATTCGAGAACCAGTCGATGAACCAGCTCCAGGGAACAAGTTCCCAGGCTGCTTCAAGGGCGCCTTGAGTTGTTAGACCCTTTAACATGCGGCGCGTAAACTTCATGAGTTTACGATCCTCCATGTTAATGATGTATGAGTCCGGCTGAATTTTCCATTCGGCTGAACCCCACATCTTTCGGGTGTAACGATCTTGACGCCAACCATAGACGGTAGCTCCATCAGAGTTCAACAGAACTCTATATGGAACTGTTGCCATATGGTCAGTACCTAAGCCAACCCTTTTCCGAATCGTTTTCCCGTCTCTAAGGCGACGCAGCTCAGCGAACCGCTTGTTAGCGGTCTCAACGAACTGAATCATCTTAAAGATGTCACCAATCATTGGCTTAAGGCACCATCGCCAGGACAAATGTCCTTTAGCGATTTTGCGGAGCAATCCGCGGCCCCAGTCTCTGACGAGTGACGGGATGTCCTTCAACTCAGCTGTGAAACTAAGCAAGTTCACGTGAGGTGAACTTGGATTAGTACCAGCGAGTATCTCCCAAGCCTTTTGATTACACGTCGCCAAGTCTGGCGCCGGGTAATAAGTTCTTGGGTCCTTCGGCATGTTTACACAATAGCCAAGGGGGTAATTCGTAAATCGACGAGTTACCTGACCACGGCTATCGTACAACGTGCCGTTAAGGAGGGCACGGCGTACATTACGCTTGTAGGCATAGAAAGGGTTTGCACCCTCTCGATTACCTTCAATGTCGTAACACGCGCCGTCTAGGCCTGTGTAATGGGTCCGGTAACGCCACGTAACATAATACAGCGAGCCTGTCCAGGCTTCTGTATCATCGAACGTACGCGTACGGGGTCCAGACATAGGTCACATCCTTAGAAAACGACACCTTACAGGGGGACAAAAGTCCAACCGAGAGATCTCAGTAGTGGGTACCCAACAAGG